CCATCGACAGGGGAACAGTCGACAGTGATATCGGTGATGCAGCCTCGGGGTTGTTGTACCAATGCCCGACGAGCGCGATGATCGCGTGCACTAGATCGTTCGGTAGCGCGGTGTATCCGCACAGATAAAACACAGTCACCATTGTGCCTGGATAAATCACTGGAACCTCGAGGAATCGAAGCACTGGCATTGTGCCTTCAGTGAAATCGAGCCAGTAGTCGGTGATCGGCATTGTGATCGGAGCGTTGAGCTGGTCGCGATATTGAATGAGACTCACGCTTACGAATGGATGCGCAGGGATTAATGCATCTGCAAACTCCTTGAGGTAGAGCGGCACTGTCACCGGCGTCAGCGCGAGCTGCGTGCGTCGCTCGATCAACGACACAGCAGCCTCGCGCAAGCGCAAGATTTCTTTGTCGTCGTCGTCGAAGTCGATCTTCAACGCAGACTTGATGGTCGAGAGTGGTACAGACATTGAAAGGCGCGCAGTAAGGTCACCTACTGCGCGCCCAGGGAGATAAGAGGCGGGTTACGAGGTCATTGCAGAAAAGGCTTCGTTGAGCATGATGCGCGAGTCGGTGCGCGAGTAAACGTAGAGCAGTGTTTGACCTGCGAGAGCCGCCGAGTAAGGATCGAGCAGCGATGAGATTCCGGTTCGGTCGAAGATCTCGAAGTAATTGAAGTCGCCGACGACGGCGTACACCGCTCCTTCGACCGTCGCTGTTGGCATGTACTGCCCAACCGAGTACGGCGTGCCGTAGATCGATCCAGGCAAGCCGACAACGTTCTGACCGACGCCGCTGTTGTTTGGGGAAAATATATAGTCGCCGTTAGTGGTCTTGAGTTTGCGAACCACTTTGAGGAATGTGTCAGACACAAGCCATCGGAACTTTGGACTGTTGCGGTACGCAACAGGACAACCGTGCCATGTGTCGATGACGTTGTCTGCGGTGACCGCGGTGAGCGCGACGGCTGTGCCGAGATTCGTGACGTTGGCTGTGAGCGCTCCAGTGAGCGCGATTCCCTGTGGATCACCAGAACCGTCGCCGATGGTGAACTGCTCCTCGTGCTTCAGTGACATCGACATCGCACACTTGCGCGCGACGTACTCCATGCCTGAACCAATGCCACCGGTGCCGATGGCATCCTCGATAAACTCCTGGCTCATCTTGACCGGCGTGACGTACTTCGTGAACGCGACGGAAATTGCCGTAGCCATCGTTGGGAATGACAGCGTAGCGTTCACTGCTGTGCCCGGATCACCAATGGATTCAGCCACCTTGGTGGTTGTTGGCAGCGCAGCCTCAACTGCAATCGTGCGCTTGCTGTCGATGGTGTTCACCACTGCGATCTGTCGCAGCACATTGGTCTGGTACATCTTCTCCACGATGCGACGCTCGAGATCAGTCGGAACTGCCGTACCGAGATCGGTGCCCATCGCGGTCTGCGCGCGAAGTGATTGGACGTCGCCACGCGCGAGCGCGTGGATGTAGCGCTCAGCGTACTCCTCGCTATCGTTGGTTCCGAACTTCTTTGAGGCTTGGCGCTCGAACTGTGGCTTCGACTCGAGTTTTGCGAGACGAGCACTGAGCGCAGCGTTCTGCGCGAGCAGTTCGGTCGCGCTCATGTCCGCATCCATGCGGGCGAACTTTTCCTTTTCCTCGCCACTGCCGCGCGTGTCAACGGTTTGAGGCGCGAGGCCAGTGCGAGCTTGATATGCGGTGAGCGCAGCGCGGTAGTTGTGATTGATTGATGACAGTTCGTCGATGTGGTCAGACATTGCGGATCCTTTGAAGGTGAAGTTCGAGCCGCGCAGCGACGGCATCAGTAATGCCTGCGTCAACATGACGAAGGCTCGAGGTTGTTTGCGGATATGCAGCGTCGACAACAACGCTGATCTCAACGAGGCGCGCGGAGTTCACCGTGCGCTCAGTCTTTGCTTTGTTCCACGTGTCGGCGACGACATAAAACCCAAACGACATTTCGCCGCTCAGATCTCCGCGCTCGAGCAGCGCGCGCACGTCGTTTCCGAGCGTGGTGTCTGGTAGCGACGCTTCGTACTGCAAGCCACTTGGCGAGTCGGCAAGCTCGAGCGTGCCGCTCTTCGTGCGCGCGAGCGGCATCGATGCGTTGTGGTTGTAGAAGAGCTTGATGTCGGTATCGAGTGACGAGCCGAATGCACCAGGCGCGATGCGCTCGGTGAATGTTCGGCCTTGCTCGGTGATCGGTCGCGATGGCTGGCCATACACAGCAGCGACTCCGCGCAGTGTTCGGCCTTCGACTTTCGAGACGCCATTGAAATCACGGCGGGAAATCATTGGAACTCCCAGATGAGGTGTCGTTGCCTAGGTTTGATTTGCCGCCGCCGGTGCCCATGTTGAGCGCCACGATGATTTCATCGAGGCCTTCCAACGGTTCGAGATCGAGTCGATCGCGCGCTTCGTTGCGCGTGATGATTCCCGCTTCGACGCCAGTGCGAAGCGCGGCCATGTGCTCAGCGACGCCTGGACGGATCAGCGCATCGACATCCCAATACATCGTGTCGAATGGCGTCGCGAGTTTCAGCAGCACTTCACTACGCCACGCCTCGAGCCACATCGACAGGCACGAGTCGACGTACATTCGGCTGAGCCACTCCATCGAGCCATACGCTGAGCCTGTGCTTTCAGCGAGGTAAGACAGTGGCACACCGTAGATGCGCGAGACATCGCTCACGCTGAATGATCGAGCAGCTGCAAGGCCTGTGTCATCGAGCGTGCTCGAGATGCGCTCGATGCGCATGCCCTCAGCGAGCACGAGCGGGACGCCGGTATTGTTTGTGCCGCTGTGCTTCGCAGCGTAGTCAGCCATGATGCGCTGTCGCGCTTCGAGGCTGAGCGCGTTCGGATGCACAAGCGCGATTTTCGGGTTGCCGGCGTTCGCGTAGGCGTTCAACGCCATCGACTCTTGCGCAGCCATCAGGCTCATCGCGGTCGAGCAGAGACGGATCGGCGAGTCGCCCCACAGGCCACTGGTGCCTGGAGCACGGATGTGCAGCATCGACTCGATCGGAACTTCGCCGTAGCTCGAGGTCTTGTAGTACGGGATCCCGCGCACATCAAGCGTGACCTCATCATTCTCAAGCGGGATCAATTCGAGAAGTTCGCCACCGAGTGAACGATTGATGACCGCGAATGCGTTGCCGTAGATGAGCGCCTTGAGCGTCATCGATCGGCGAAACTCGTACGCGCTCATCGAGTGAGACGGCGCGCGCCAGAGCGAGTCGGCGCCCGAGGCGCTGATGTTCGTGTCGAGGCGCGCGATGTCCGATGCGATCAGAGTGACGGCGCGATACACCGGAGTGAACCGCAGCGACTGCATCGGGCTGAGAATGGGTATAGAGCCACCGCCGTAAGACGGTAGGTAAGTCGCGCTATAAGGTGCGACGAAGAGCCTGCTAAGCAGTTTCCTAAGCACGCGCGAATGTTAGTTGTTGTCAAGTATCTAAGTCTGCGCGTAACTTAACTTTCCTCATAACACGACGCCTGCTTACCACCCCACAGATTCACAGCCATGACGGCTGCGACCAGTGGGTCGATCACCTTAGTTGTGACCGCCTTGTCCATGACGATGTTGCCATTTCGATCGCGTCGCACGATCGCGTTACGGCAGGCCTGTTTAAAGATCGGATCATCGTTGACGGAAATCTTGTTGCCCAGCCACAGGTTTTGCCACAACATGCAGCCTGGAGAGAGCGCCACGCCTTGACGCATCGCGGTCATGGCCACACCTGCCGCCTCTAACTCCTCGACGAGGTACTTAGATCCCCACGGGTCGAAGGCACAACCCCGCACGTTGAATCGCTTTGTGAGCTCGATGATGCGCAGCGAGACTTGCCCGTAGTCGATGTCGGCGCCAGGGGTGAGCGTAAGCCTACCTTCGTGAGCCCATTGCCGGACAGGCATGCGGTAATCGAGCTCGCGCTGCGCGACGTTTGCCGAAGGCCACCAGTAGTGTCCCTCGATCGCGACGCGCCCATCCTCGAGCGGGATCGCGACAACGACCGCCGTCAGGTCGAACGACTTGCTGAGATCCAGGCCGATCCATGCGTCAGCGCCCTCGAGTTTGGTGGTATCCACCACGGTCGTCGGATACTGGAGCATATCGAGCCACGAGTCGCCCTCTTGACTTGTGCGCGCGGCGTGGTATCTGCTGAACTCCCCACGACCCATCGGGCTTGTCTTCATGGTGTTCCAACTGCGCTTCAACGATTTCAGCGTCGGCTGACCGTGAGCCATGCCGGGATTAGCCTTGATCCACAGGTCGGAATCGTCAAGCTGATCGGCTGCGTCGATGCCGTAGATGATCGGTGCGAAGTCGTCGTCGTCTTCTTCGCCGCTCAAAACGCGCTCGCCCTTGCGGAGATACTCGCCGTAGATGCTGTCGTCGTTGGCGCCAGGCGTCGAGATCAGGATGCCCAACGACTCAGCGCGCTTCGCTCCGGTCGTCGTTAGCTTCGTGAGCCACCGCCCCGAGTACTCCGCAGCCTCGTCACCGATCCACAGCGACGGGTTTAGTCCATCCAAACTGGAGGCTTTCGCCGGCCTCGCCTGCATTTCGCTATCGGTTTCGGCAAGGCCGATGATGCCGTAGGCCATCTTCACGCGCGGATCCTCGATCGCTTTGACCATCGACCACGCCGTATCGAGACAGATCTCGGCCTGTCGTTCGCTGTTCGCGAGCACGTCGACGCGCTGCCCACGACCACTCAGCAGGTCGTAGATCGCTAGGCCGGCCATCAATGTGGTCTTTCCATTGCCCCTGGCTACTTGCAAAAGCCCCATCTTCGTTCGGCGCAAGCCGTCGTCTGCGAATCGCCACCCCCAGAATTGGCTGAGCGCCCACAGTTGCCAGGGGTGAAGCTCGAACGCCTTGCCCGAATCGGCGCCCACGAGGCTGAGCCTCTGGTAGTGGGCGGCTAGTTTGTCCATCGCCGGCCAGTCCATCACGAGGTCAGAGCGCGCCAGGTCTTTTGCGTAGCGTCTCGCCGCTGCGTAGATCCATTTGCCTGAGCCCATGTCACCGCCGAGCACGGACTCGTTATAGCCGGTGCAAATCTGCTCAGCGCTGCTCATAATGGTCGTTTTTTTGACAAGT